TCCTTAAAGTCCTGAATACACCCGGCAATCATCTGCAGGGCTTCCTTTTCTGTCTGTCCCTCCCACCATACATCATCAATATCGATAATGTCAGGAAGGTCATTGAAGTCTACGTTAAGCTCTTGATAAACTTTAAGTTTAAGAGCTCGACGGAACTCACCTCTTGATACTGAAGGTTGATTAAATGGATTCATGTTTGAAATTTTCTACAATAATCTTACAAGCTTCACACACTCGAAGATCTCCTAGGGTTGGATGGTTAACAGAACAAGTTGCAGGGTTCTTACAATCATGTACAGCACCTACACATTTATTCAAATCAATAGTTTCGGTTAATAGAGTTGGTTCCATATTACTTTGATGTTGTAGAGAAGGCGTCGACCATTGAAGCTATAGAGATTACAGCAATGATGAGAGTTGAGAGTAAGGACATTTGACCTCCTGCTGAAATCCGACCTAGTTCAAAGGTACAGAACAGAATGTTAAAGAGAGAGACAAACATGATAATTTTAGAGGACGTTGACATGGGTTTACTTAGTTGGGGTTAGGGGTGATTTATTCTTCATACAAGTATTATGCATGAACGAGTAAAATAGTGCAACAGGAATTATTGCGGTAGAGGTTCAGAGATGACGTAAATTTGACCATCATTTGTGTCATATGTTTTATTTGGTTGATTCCATAAGAAGTTCGATTGATTTAAGAAACTCATTATAGTTCCAGATACGCATCTCTGTAATGCCAGAGATCTGATCTTTCTCACGCCAGTTATGAAAATATGGATCTGTTCCCTTAATACTTTGCATAATATAGGCTTCTATACTTTCAGCTTCCTCTCTTGAATAGATCTTCCTTGAACTAGCCATAATCTTAATATCAGAAAAATAGTTAGAGATAGGATATGGTTCATCGGTACCCTTGTAGGTTAAGCGATCCATCGCATCTGAGGAGGATGTAATACCAACCTTGAGAACAATACGAGGATTGTTTTGTTGTCGTTTAAGTTTAGCAATGTATACTTTGTATAGGTTGTTCATAAAGTTTAAGCAGCTTTGAGTGCACACTGACAGTCACTATAGAAGGTACACCCCTCACACTGTTTAGCATGATCGAGATAATAGCTAGGAGAGAGACAAATACCGGAGTTAGACATACTCTGAATAATATCAGGAGCATCCTTAAGGAATACATTACGAGGAACAGAGATCTTAAAAGCTGGAATATCGTACTTCTTAAGTTCCTCAGCTTTCTCCTTTTTTGTAATCTTATGAACCCGAGCCTTGACTTCTTTCTTAGGTTTTGACGCTCCCTTACAGGACCGACATACAAAAGTATCGAGAAGAATCTCAAGACTTCCTGCCTTCTTAATCTTACCCTCTAGGTTAGAACCGAATGCAGTAACTTCTGCATCGCATTTAGTACAGGAAATCTTATTAGAAGTTCCTTTGCCAGTTTCGTTGTAGGATTTGATGAACTCTTCTTTATTTTTCATACTCCTATTATGGCAGCAAAGGACGGGAACCACAAGCAGAATTATTTTCTTGATAACCTTTAATGTTGATCTATTATAGTTAAATATGAATCAAGATGATTATATCTTTCTTATTGGCTGTTTTATAGTGAGTTTAGTAATTGCAAAGTTTCTCTACAACGGAAACGATATCTAAACAAACTACCCCTCATGGATTCGAACCATGACAAAGAGAGCCAAAATCTCTTGTGCTACCGTTACACTAAAGGGTAAGTTAATTAACAAGTTTGTATATGCTCATGGAGGGACTTGAACCCCCACTCCGTTTGGAAATAGATCCTAAGTCTATCGCGGCTGCCAATTACGCCACATGAGCTAAAAATGGCTCCTGATGCTGGACTCGAACCAACAACATGCGAGTTAACAGCTCGCTGCTCTACCATTGAGCTAATCAGGAATAAAGTCATTGTATATAATTTATCTCTTATCGCTAGTTTTTCTATCGACAGCTTTCCTAGATTCTTTAAGAACTGTATTGAGCATAATCTTTTTATTGAGCTTATGATCTGCGACAACAGCCTTCCACTCTTCATCCGTCAAACCCTTAGGGCGATTGGCAAGAGCTTTGTTAACATTCCATTTATTGGAAGCACGAATAATTGATAGATTGGGCCAGAAGTGCATGATGTAAATATATTAAATGATTATTCTCAGTATGCAAGCATAATTTTATACAAGTCTATTAGATATAAACGGGGATTAGATTTGCCTTATTTTTATAGATTGTAAATAGTTTTGTAATGTATAGAAACATGAATAATTGTATGGAGTGTGGTAGGTTGGTAGCACCCTCCTCAGGTCTCCGTGGAGCTGATACAAGTAATCTATTCTGTTGTCGGAAGTGTTTGAAGGCTTATTACGATAGTCAACCAGGTCTTTGGAAGAGAGAAGAAGAAGCTAACGAACGCTATCTTATTGAGGAAGAAGAACGTCAACAGCAATTGGCTATAGAGAGAGAACAACAAGAGATAGAGCAGAAAGAGAAAGACGCTCAAAAATTAATAGTTAACTCTATCATGTATACAATACTTGCTATCTGTTTTATTTGTCTTCTCCGTTCATGTCACTAATAAATTAAACATTTTGATTAAATAATCTATATGCGCGATGAACACAAACTCTTAGGTGAAGCTTATGCCAGCATCTATAAAAAGCAACCAGAACAACTTACCGTAGGAGATAGTGATCTTATGATGGATGTAGTGTCGAGAATTACCTCAAGCTTTACATTCATGACTCCTGCTTACAATCCTATTCAGGAAGGTACAGTTAAGTTTATCGCTTACAAATGGTTTGAAGGTAAGATGAATAAGTCTCTTCTAGAAAGAACATTAGAAAGAGCTCGTACACATAACAACAAGGCTGTTGATACCTTTCTTGAGTATGTTATGACTGGCTTTTATGATGATAGCATCAAGGGCTTTGTTAGTGAGAACATCTTACCTGAACTCGGCCTTATTGAAGAGAAGAAAGAGAAGCATGTCTTTACAAAGGTAGAGAAAGCAGCTGAAAAGGCTGGCTACAGTAAGAAAGCTTCAAAGAAGATTGCTGGTGCTGCTAAAGCTAAAGCAAATAAAAAGAAGTAAGGTTCTAGAACCTTAATTTATTACACCTTCTACATTGAAGGTGTGGGTCTTCGTAGTAGTGTCTGAGCTCGTAGTCGTGTATACCTATGAGACAAAGTAGCTTCTTAATCATAGATGCTATTACGATGATCTAGGAAGATATACAGCGCTAACAGTATCCTGCAACCATCCAATACTGTTAACCTCTTGGTACTCTCCATCGTACCAATTCTTATCATTTTCATTCCTTGGATAATGCTTAAGCCCTGCAATATACTTAACCTCCTTTACTTCATCATATCCTGACTCGTAACCATCCGTTATGACAATTTGCTCAGGGTTAAACTTTTGTAACTGTTCAATTAGATCTTTTACTTTCATTTTTTTGCTACTCTTTTTACAGGTTTATTAGGATGCTTCTTTATATCCCACCAGATTGCTACAATGGGTATACCAATTACTATAAATGGAGCTAAGAGGAATATCAAGGTTAAAATTAAAGGACAGCTAGAATCATGAGGAGGTGTACATGTAATATGTCCATAATGAACAGCAGGTTTATCATCACCACCTAGTACTGAAGACCAAAAGATGTATTGAAGCATAGTACTATATTAGATCAATTCTTATTTGAGTCAAGAATATACTCGATCTGTTTAATCTCTTTATCAAAGGAAGGTGGCTGTTTACCTCCAGTGTACTCTCGAGACTTAACCAATCTATCCTCTTTAATACCTAAGAAAGACATTTTAACCTTTAGGTTATCTGCACCATAATCTCTAATGTTTTGATTATCAACAAGAATAGAATTTGGATACTGATCAATTTTTGTAGCAGATACTCTGTCATGAAACATTCCTGAGCTATAATGCATGTATTGACCTCTTCCTATAATCTGGTCATTAGAGAAGTCTAAGTTAAAGACCTTATTGTGCTCCTGGGCATAATCAGTAGCTGCAGCAGTAAGAATATAAGTTGGTGCAATGTTTCGACAATAGGCTAAGAACTCTAAAGCACCTGGTCGAAGAGTTGTCCAGTAATGCTTAGGTTTGTTAAGCCAATCATTCATTAACGAAATCTTAATTCGATTCTTCTTAGGATTGTGAGAGAAGACAGTCGAAACCAAACACTCATCAAGATCAATAAAGAAATGTAGTGCTTGATTCATTAGTCTAATTCTACTCTAATTGTCTCGAATATGCTAGCCAAATCTCTTTGAGACTCATCTAATTTCTGTCCACAATCAACAAAGATGCATTTGATACCTTGAGAAGAAGCTCCCATACAAACACTTAATGAATCATCGATATGAAGGGTAGACTGAAGCTTTTTAAGAATAGGAGTTTTTGACTTAGATGATGTATTATGAATCTCTTTAATAGGTAAATTATGTTCTTTAACAAAGGCTTTAACCTCTGGTAAATCAGCATCATTCCTAAAGGTCACCACATGTATATCGAAGCCCTCTCTATGCTTCTCTCTAACTAAATCATGAATAGCTTTAATAGGCTTGAGAACACCAGTGCCTAGAACAATCCAGCCAGTGCATTGAACAGACTCAAAGGCTAAAACTTGATCAAAGTCGACTGTAATTACTGGCTTCATACTATAAGACTATATGCTTTAGGAGGAGATGTCAAGTGAATTGTAAAGTGTTTAATTTTATTAATTCTTTGTTTGGTAATAATTTATGATGGCCTAATGTATGAACTAAGAATCTTCTAACATCTATATACAGAAAAACATATTCAGATGGATTAATTTTGTGGTTTTCTGAGAAGCTAATACTTTCTTTCTTATTATGTTTTGTATGAAATCTGCCATACCACTCATTAGCATTTTTATCATTCACACTTCTATAAAATAAAGAACCAATTGGTAATTCTGCAAATGTTACTAAAGCTACATAATACTTTCCAAGTATACCTAGATGATCAGGATTATAAATTTTACCTTTATGTTTTACATTCATAATCTTATTCTATATGATTTAGGAGGAGGTGTCAAGCTCTTCAATCTTATACTCTAAAATCTTGTCTGGATACTTCACAACATTCTCCAAAAACTTATTCTCATTAAGAATTTCATAGACCTTATATACAAAATATTTTGTTGTTTCTCTTAGATTAAGATCCCTTATTCCTAAATCCTCTTCAAAGATAACATCATCATTCTTCCAAGGACAATCTTTAATGTTCCACATCACTTCAGTCCATCTAATTAGTGCTAATTTCATAATCTTTTAAAGATATTTGTATTCCATTATTAGGAAATGGTTTTACTTTTGTTTTTTCTGCTAAACTTTTTATAATATCATGTACAAATTCTTTATTTTCAAAATTTGGATCTAATAATACTTTAGAATATTTTAAAATTGTATAGTTAATCTTATGAGCTAATGCTTGGTAAGATTCTCTATACCACTTTAACTCTTCTATTACCTTTTCAATATCCATAATCTTATTCTATATGCTTTAGGAGGACTTGTCAATTATAAATTACTTCTTCCTTATAAACAATCTTCCAAGGATCTAATTCAAAGTCTCTTTTAAGATAAATGCTGCATCCAACGATTGACAAATACATTCCATCATATGTACTTTGTGCAAACTCTGGCATATACATAATCTGATCCAATGCTCTTAGACCACATTGAATAATAATTTCTGTTTTCTTCTCTTTGATTAAGAGTTCTAAAAGAGCTTCTCTAATATCTGCTCTTTTAGATGCTAGTGATGGTTTGGGTATATATGGTGGCATATTATTTTATTTTTAAAAACAAGCATCCAAATTGCTACTATCAGTAATTACGAATGGTAGCTTTGGTTTATTATACTTCTCTTCCATTCTCTTAAATGCTCTCTTATAGACATCACCAATAGGATCTATTACAAAATAACCAGTTTCATCTGCTTGTTGTACTCCCATATCTGTCAATAGATTATAAAACTCATCAATAATCATTTTGTTATAATAAACTTCTTTTGCATAACACTCACCATATTTGCAATCATGACCTAAAAGAGATTTCTCAATTGAGCAACATCCTTCCTCTCCACAGCTTTTACATTCCTTACAATAAGGACTATCAAAATAATCTCTCTTCCAATCTATAAATTTGTGCCAAAGGTTTTTAAAATAATTTATCATATTAGTCTTTATTTGGAATGTATAGACCTGTAGGAATTTTCTTATGGGATTCAACTATTACATCACAGTTAACATCATAGTCCTCATAGGTCTCTGGATCTTTGATATAATAAGCTCCACCAGAGGTTTGTGCAAGGAATAAGAACTTCCAATACACCTGAGTCTTTAGAGCATAGACAATAGATTCATTACCAGACCATCCACCAGTAGCAATCTTAATCCATCCATCTTGTTTCTTCCAAACACCATAATGCTGCTTTTGATATGCTTTTTCAGCAAACTTCAAACAGTTTACAAAGTCCTTCGTGGGCCATTTCTCAATAGCCTCAATAGTATCATCAGATGGATAACCATCAGCATCAAAGGTTGGTTCTTTCATATTACCAGCCCTCCTCTTTCTTTCTTGGTGCTGTTACAAATACTCCCCAATCATTTCCACTGAATGAAATCTCATACTTGTCACCTCTAGGAAGAGTTTTAAACTTCTTATCAATGAGATCAAAAGCACCTTTGAAGTCTCCAACCTCAATCAAATCTTCTAGCTTCTTTTGAATATTCTTTGGAGCCTTAAAGAACTTCCTAGTACTAAAACCTTCTACAACTGGATTAGGAACATCTGAATAAGATCCCCAAGTTGTATCAAAGTCTCTTCCAGTACCAGAATAGCCATCATTTCTTTCATATGCCATATACTGTCTAAGAGTCTTTGAGATCATATAGGCTTCTTCACCACCATGTCCATACTGACCAATTCCCCAAGCTGCATTAGGGCTATCAAGGTCTTTGAAGTATACAGATCTAATAAGCTTCTCAATATCCTTATTGTCATTGTAATGACTATAGTTTTCATCCTTTAACATCTTAGATTGCTTATCAGAATATACTTCATCCATAGCCATACCAATCTGACCACTACGAAGTCTCATGTAACATTCCAATGCTCTATTGATTACAGGTAAATGCCTTTCATCAAAAGTTATAGTCACCTTCTTAAATTCCTTTTTCTTATTCTTCATACTCTTAGTATATATGATTCTTTAGGACACTTCAAGCACTATAATCTCTCACAAAGGGTTCTCCAATGTTCCACTTCTTATAGAATTCATCTAACTTATCAATTGGTATAGCATCCTTTACAGATGCTCCATTATCAATAATAACTTCAGCCATCTCTTCAGCAATTGTCAACAACTCTGTTCTTTGGATTAGCTTCTGATTTATTATCTCTTTTAAATTTTTAACATCTTCAACAAATAATGACAATTCGCTAACATGTAGTTGTTTTAAAAATTCGAGTTCATTGTACTTGTTTACAATCTCTTCTACTAAACTCTTTAATTCTTCAACATCTTTTACATCCCATTTCTTAACTAATCTACCATTTTCATCTGTTTCATTCATTTTAGTATCTTTTGAGTTCTTTATAGTTTCTGCTCCTCTAAGGATTTGATTTATCTTATCTTGGTATCCAATCATTTTTACAGTCTATATGCTTTAGGAGGAGGTGTCAACTTCATTCTCTAGTTCCTTCAGATAAAGGTTATCCATATGTCTCTTGAATGAACTATAATCAGTCTCCCAAATTCCCCAATCATCAAAGCCAATTTGAGTTATGGTCTTTCCTCTCATATAATTCTCCCACAAAGGGATCTGATCTTCTGATAGGACTTTAAGGATGTCTGCTTCTGGTATACAGCCATCAACATAGCCTTTAAGGGTGGGTAAGAGCTTCATGTTATGAGTCTATAATCAAACTGTGGACAGGTCAAGCAAACAATCCCTTCTTGCAATCTTTAAACAACATCTCTATCTCTTCTTGGATCTGGGTTAGCCTTGTTAAGATCTCTTTTGCTTCTTGGTCCAGAGGATTATCTAAGCAAATGTCTTGAAGAGCTTTAATCTTCTCCTCTTGATCATCACACCAGAGAGCTATTGAATGAGGTGTTTCGTTCATAATCTTATTCTATATGCAAAAGTGTAAACCGGCAATGAAAAAGGTCTCCAGGTGCTGTATCTTCTGCAATGAATGATCACACAACTCGTAGGATGTATACGAAAAGAGCACCTGGAGACATATGCTCCCATGATTAGATATTGTTAATAGCTTCTTTGATTAGGTCAATAATGTCTCGATTAGTAATGTAAACCACTTTTGCTGAACCTACGGTGACGTACATTTTAGGCTCAAAAGACTCAAAGTACACCACATCATACTTCCCTTCGTACGCTCCGAAGAGCTCTACTTCGTATTCAGTAACAATTGCATCGTACTCTTCATTGAGCTTTGCTTTATTCTTCATACTATTAATATAGATTCAAATTCAGGAACGTACAAGAAAATTTTACCAATGATGAACAATACCTGCAATAATAAACAAATTAGTAATGATATAAACAAGTACAATAAGAGTACGGATAAGAGCTACAATATCAGCCTCTTGATTATGTTTACCTGCTTTGTCACCTAGAGCTTTACACCATAGTCTCCAAATGTGTTTCATTTATTGCGGAAGAGGCTTACTAATAACTACAATCTGTTTAGTTTCAGTATCATAGGCTTTAGCTACCCAAGCATCTGGACTGGCTTTGAATTCGTAAAAATTCGATGCAGCTGTTTGAAGTGATGTATTCCAGTCTACAGCAACATCATACCTTTCTTGAGACCAATTCTTTGCGTCATCCATTTTAATCGGTACCATATGGCCCTCGATAATATCAATGACTTCATCATTAGTCCATAAGTCACGCTTAAGCATTTTTATCCTCCCTAATAAGTGAAGCTACAACGATTTGAAGACTTGCAATCTTCTCCTTAAGGTCCGCAATGTCCATATGCAGAGCTTCGAATTCAGCAACGACCTGTGGGTTTAATAAAGCGTTTTCATAAGTTTTATTTTCCATACTATCAGTATAGGTAGATTAGAAGGAACTACCAGCTTCTTTCCATCTGCTTGGAGATATTATAAACATACATCTCACTATAAATATCTTCCAATAGATATGTTAAGCGATAATATCTATAGCTATTCTTCTTACAAAAGAATTTACCTGCCCGAACTATAAAATAAGCTAGCTTAAAGGACATCTTAAAAAATACTTGATAGGACATCGTCCCAAACCTCTTCAAGCAAGTCGAGCTCTGGAGTGACCGACTCACCATCTTCATCAACCTCAGTTGCTTCAATAGCGAGGGTATCCAAAATCTCTTCCTTATATTCCTCAAGAGTTACTTGTAATTGATCTATAAGAAGACCCTTTAATTTCTTTTTTGTCATTTATAATATATATGTTTTTGTGTGTTAATTTTTAAAAATCCTGACGATTATTCCAACCCCTACCCCAGCTATAGTTAATCATACATTCGTTGATATAATTTAGTTTAGAGTGAAATGATTGATTGGCTGGTATATATTCAACCTGATCAATAGGTCTATTCAATGGATGAATATAATTAAAGTGTTGATCAGGGATATATCTAATAGTTACTATTCGATCATTTCCTGGTACGGTAAAACAACCAAGCAATAAAAAACTAGAAATTACAAGTATTAGAGAATAAATCTTCATATGCTTGGACAATCCTATATTTCTATAATAGTTGATATGACTATTTTACTAGTGTTAGCTACCTTGCACAATCACTTTAACGACGAGGATTAAAACTCATCTACATCAATATCGTCGTCAACGAGAACAGGTACCCGTCCAACACCTTGATTCCATTGCTTATCTGATACAAGCAGACCGAAGCAATACTCCATCGTATCCTTAAGCTCCTTACTATTCTCTGCTGTATAGTAATTAGAATATCGCTTTACATCAGTATGAATGATATCAGCTCTATCTGATGTTGTGTTATACTCTACGGTTACTTCCCCCTTTCCTTGAACAGAAAGATGATAGACTTCGATTTCACTAAACGGGTTTTCATCTTTGGAGAAAAACTCTTCTAGATATTCTTTGATTGTCATTTATTTTTTACTTTATTGGTTTTGTACTTCAGGTTAGAACTCTATAATAATTTAATCTAAAAAGGAACGCAAGCAATAACTTTTACCACTTTTTAAGAAAATTTGTTAGATCGTTGATTGCCTTCTTATCTGGATCTTCAACGTTAGAGAAGATACGGCTACAGATCTCACGAGCCTTCTCAGGGTCATTTTGCATATGTTCATATGTTTCAATAGACATCATAACTTTAGGCTTAGGTTCATCCTGACCTTTTTGCTCGTTCATAAAGGCATCTTGCTCTTTCATCGCTTCGATAGCGTCATACATTGTTTGACTCTTAAGGTTCATATCAAACAACTCTAGAATAAACTTACCAAGTTGAATCTTTTTGATCCTATATGGCTCCTTAGGACGAACAATAAAGGGTATCAAATTCTTTTCAATCTTAGGTGATTGATTTAATCTAAGTCTGTACCTACCGTCCTTAACGATAAGCTCAAATATAGTCTGCTCTCTCATTTTATACTAAACAGATTAATAACCTGATTAATTGCAGCTAGATCCTGAATACTTGTTGTAAGGTCCTCTTGCTCGACAGGTCTAAGTGTTGACTTATTCTTTAAATCCTTAATGGACTTTTTAAGCATGGAAGCGTGTTCCTTGAGTGTAAGGTATGTTATCCTGTCAGCTGTTTCACCATCTAAATCAATCTTCATACCCCTATATTAAGACAAAGATTAGAAAGATGCAAGTCTATTCTCTTTGTAGATAACTCTGATGTTTCTCTGTAGATAAAATCTTCTTTGAAATAATTGAAAGTACTGTAGCTACTTCTATATTTGTAATAACTCTCATCAATTGCTTCTCTGTAGCAATAACTTTTGTTTCAGATAAATCTGGTCTAATAGCATGTAAACACTCATGAAGAATAGTTTGAATTAAATCCTTTCTATAATCTAATTCAATATGATCACCTTTAAAGATACCTGTTGTACGACCGTGTATTCTCTTAAATTGGAAGAAATGCGGAGGCTTGGAACGCAGAAACTCAATAATATTTTGTATATTTGGTTGCAATAATGAGTTTTCCACATAAATTATTTAATCAACATGAAAATCGTAATCGAAACCACACTTAAGAACGACACCAACAAAGAAGCTGATACATTCTCAGCTATTCTCGATATGGACGAGCTAGCTACTATTGTCAAGAATCACGGCCTTGATGGCGGTAATAAGGCTCTTGAGGGCTTTGTTAGCAAGTACGTTATCCAGCTCAAGGATAAGTTTGGTAAGTACGTAAATCGGTAAGTTTTATTTGTTTCTAGACTTTTCACGAGTCTTAAACTTCTCGTTCCAAACCCTAGCGTCTTCAACAACGCTAGGGTTTACGTATTGATAGTTGCCAAGGTGACCGAAGAGAAGATGACAGATAACACCGTCATTACTATTCTCGCATAAAGTTATTAAATTTGTAGGATCTAGCTCTTTTTCAGGATCTCTTGCAAAGGAGACGATATGATGAACTTCAAGCTGAAGAGTTGAACCACAAACTTCACATTTTGGATGTTCTTTGAGATGAGCCTTTCTAACTGTAGGCCATTTTGAACTTCTTAGTTGACCAGTAGGTGCCTTACCTTGATAAACATCTTTAAGATGTTTTGAGAGAACTTTTAATCTTGACATAATAATATTTAATACATTGATAATTCGTATTGGAATATAAATAATCTTAATGGCAACAGCATCAGTTATTAAGCTCAAGGTTCGTAGAGGTTCAGACGCTAGCCGTCAACTAGTAATTCTTGATCAAGGTGAGATTGGTTATACAACAGACTCCAAGCGCTTATTTGTAGGTGATGGTAGTTCGACAGGCGGTATTAGTACAGGGTCTAAATTCTACGCTACGTACACAGGTATTGCTAACGCTACTGCTACAAGTTCTGATCTTCTCTATACAGCGCAGACTGGTGATATTGTTTATGATGCAACAACAAATCCAACAGGATTCTATATCCTCTCAGGTAATAACTCTAGCTTTAATAAGCTCTCAGCTTACACAGCATTTAATGTAAATCAGACAATTTACACAAGCGTACCATTTATAACAGGTAATGCATATGTTGTATCGTCAACAACATATGCATTAATTCTAACAGCTGCAACCACATTAACACTTCCAACACCGTCAGTGTATCCAGGTAGATGGTTAACTATTAAGAACGCTATCGCACCTGCTGTAATTGTAAGCGCTACATCAAATGTTATCTCAATAACAGGCGCTACAGGTATTTCTGCACCTAATACAACTATCCTTCCTCAATCGGGTAGTGCTGTTGTTGGTAAATGGGTTCAACTACAATCCGATGGTACAAATTGGGTTGCAATGGCTGCTAATTAAAAAATAATTAATAAATATAGTTAGTGAACTATATTACTCTCACGTATCCTCAGACGGCGTCTATCCAATTTGAAGGATATATGTACGATCACGTAGCTCAGGTTTTCTTGAGTGCAAGTAATACTGCCGTATTTCCTTCACTATGCTCTGTTAACTCTTTTACTAACAATCCGTTAGTATCAGCTTTATTTCCTGCCTTTTCGGGTTATCCCCTATCCGCTAGCTATTATAGCTACACAGACAGAAATCATTTATATGTTACTATACCGAGCTTTAATGTAAATTGTACACTAGATGTTATCATATATAATGCCGCCGGTTATAGTACCCTGTCACAGAAAGGTTATCTAATTAATAGCGTAAAAAAATAACTGATTAAGATAGTTTAAGAATATTGAATTTCCTATAAATTCAATAAATAAACATGTGCACCTTGTTGACATTATATTAGATAATCGCGTTTCTTGTAAATTTATTGATGATAGAGAGTCAGAGAACGTAATCTTTTGCCGTCCTTTAGAGGAATGCCTTCATAATATTACACTTATCACAACTAAGGATGATGAGTTCGTTCATAACTATATTGAGGAATCAAATGGTGAGTACATAGTTACGTCAGTAACCTTACCTAATGGTGAGGTACATGATGATATTAAATTTAAATTAGTTGAATGCGAGTTAGGAACAGATTTACCTCACTCCATTATTAATCTCGAAACCCTAGGTACATTTCCAGATAATCAAAACGTCCTATTAACAGAGACTAAACTACCATCTTATGAGGTCAAAGTATCAGAGGATACGTCTGCTGTATATCAACACGCTAAAGAGCTTGAGAACGCTCTTCATAAGAAAAATCAAAAGCTTAATGAAGAAAAAATATCCCTTCTAAAAGAAAGAGAAGAGCTTCAACGTAAGCAATTAATTTTAGAAGATAATTCACGTATTCAAAAAACACTAGAAGATTATAAAGCTGATCTTTTACAGGAAACATTCCTAGTTGGTATTCAGCAAAAAGAGCTTCTTGAGAAGACCGTTCTTGAGTTAGAGAGTTCATTACAAGAGCAATTTGATAGTCAACAAATTAATGTAAGCAAATACCTTGATACTGTTTCATCATCTAATCTCAACGAGCTCAAGGAGCATCAAAATAAAAGACTTGATCTTGTTAAAGCAGATATTGATCGCTTACTAACAGAGAAGGTTAATAATTTGAGTTCACAAGGTCTAGTCTATGCAAACTCTCTTGCCATTGCTGTCACGGCATCAGGAGCTATTGGTTCATATGTAACAAAGATACCAATTTACAATGCATCCGGTGTTTGTATTGGTAATATCCCTGTTTATCTTTAAATACTAACGTGGACCAGGACCCGTTTATAAGCTTTCTATCTAATCTGACAGAGAAGATTAGTGTGGAGAAAGAGCATAAAGCGTTGATGGAGAAGATTAACTCTGATCAACCTGCTCCTACGGTATCCCCCTTAGAAGAGACTTTATCGAGATTACAGGAAAAAATCAATCAACAGGTCCAAGCACATATTGATATTACCACACCTGAGGAAGCAATCAAAGAGGTAGTTGTTGAGCCTGTTAAAGAAACAATAGTAACTATAGAGGAAGAAGAAGTTTTAGAAGAAGAGAATTTTGAGGATTTTGTTGGTAAACTTAAGGACATTCTTGCGTCAACAAAAGAAGTTAAACCGATTAAAGAACAGAAAAAGAAAGAAGAGATACCTAAGATTGTTGAAGTAAAGAAAGAAGAGCCTGTTGTTGTAGCTCAAGAAGAAGAGAAGCCAATAGAAGTTAATAATTACGTTCAAGAGCTTGAGAAACAAGCAGAAGCTGAGCCTGAGGTACCTGCAAATAATTACGTTGCCGAGTTAGATAAAATTAGTACAAAGGTCGCCGGTGTTGTAGAGCCTGATAAGGTCCAAGATATTAAGAAGTTACTTGAGGAGTACATGGAGAAGTATCTTAAGAAAGCTGCTGTGATGGCTGAATATGCCGGTGGTGGTGGGTCTGTTGCTGTACAATACGCTAACGGTGGTACAATGAACGGTACATTAAACGTAACTGGGCAATATCTTTCCGGTGGTGTTGATCTTGCCACTATCTTTAGCGGAGGTGGTGGAAGCGGTGATCCAGCTGTTAATTCGCTTGTTCATTCAAATTCCGGTTATTGGAATACAACTTATACCACGGTATGTGCAAATAGTGCGAGTTGGGGAACAGGTGGAACAGGTCTAACATCAAAGATTTATAAGAATACAAATTTTAACGCTGCAAAATATCAATATTACATAGTAGATACCACAGTTTCATCTGTAACTGCGACTCTACCTAGCTCACCAAATATTGGTGATTTTATAAGCTTTCAAGACCCGTACCTCACATGGAATACCAACAATTTTATAATAAGTAACAACAGTAACATGATACAAAGTCGTAGCGAAAACTTAAATTGTGACTTAAATGGGTTAAATTTTACCGTAACATATGTTGCTGGCTCTGTAGGATGGAGGATTGATTAATGAGCAATTTCTCTACATTATTTTACCCTACTTCTGTTGTTTTAGTTAATGCAGTACCATTGACAAATGTTATTAATATTAATAACTGTATAAACGCTGTTTATACGACAGTTTCTGCCATATCAATATCTGGTACCTTCTATGGTGATGGGTCTAACCTTACCGGTATTAACAGTACTAGTTCTGCAATCAGTGCATTAACAGGCAATTGGAATAGTACATATACTACTGTTAGCTCTAATAGTGCTAACTGGCAATCTTCATATACAACACTTTATACAAATAGCGGTACCTGGGTAACATACAGTAATCTTAATACAGCATCTTTTGTACAATATACAGATATCAATAGTGTAACTGGTAATTGGAATACAGCCTATACCTTAGCTACCGGATTAACATCATTGAGTAGCAATTGGCAATCTACTTACACAACAGTTAATACTAATAGCGCTAATTGGGTTACAGCCTATACCTTAGCTACCGGATTAACAGGCTTGTCTTCTAATTGGCAATCGTCGTATACAACACTCTGTGCAAATTCAGGCTATTGGGCCACATCATATACCCTAGTTCAGAATAATTCAGCTTCATGGAATAATGCGTTAAGCTCATATGCGCTTATAGCTAACGGAAATACGTCAATTTATAATTTAAGCTCAACAGCTCCATTTACAAATGCAGCTGGTTATATTGTATCAATGAATGGAGCTATTCAGACTCCAAATTCTGACTTCACTATAACCTATAGCGGAACGAATTATCTCAATCTCAATTTCACACCTCGCGCTGGAGCGTTAATTGATGTCCAAGTTCTCGGTAATGGTGTAGTGACAAATAGTAATGTAGTTACAGTTAGCTCAAGTACCTATAATCCATTATACACTTATGTAAATAGCAACTTCAATGTTAATACACCGACTGGTAATTATATGGTCGATACTACAACGTCTGGTGTTACAGGTACATTACCTACGTCACCAACATTAGGGACAGTTATTGGATTTATGGATCCATATTATACCTGGACTACAAATAACTTCGTATTATCTGCATCAACAAATATTGAGAATCAAAATCAACTAGTTGCTATGAATATTGCAGGATATTCTTTTAAAGCGATATATGTAGGCGGTTCATATGGATGGAGAATTATCCAGTAATAGTTAAATATACGTAAACATGATCAACTTAACATCATTATTTTCATTAACAAGCAATTACGCTTTACCTTATAATCTCGGTACAGGCAGTGTTTCGTTTAGTGGTAATGTGATATACGCTACAAGCAATAATGCACTAATACTAGGCAGTAATATAACACCTGCTACAAGTTCTTTCTCTATAGGTACTATTGGTCAGCCTTTTAATGACTTATATCTAGCAGCAAATTCTTTATCTCTTGCTTCTAATGTACCAGGATCATCTGGTATTAAGATGTCCAATGATGGTAATAGCTTTACTGTTCAAAATGGTGGTTTGAGATCTCAAATCATTTATACTTGTGGTCTTTTACTGAGTGGTAATAATATTGGAGCTGATCCATTGTTTAGTAACCTACCAATGACAATTGGAACTAATGGTCTTCCAGCTCTTCAAATTTTAGTACCAACAACATCTACTTCTACAATTAGTACAACGAATGTAATATATGCTTCTAGTGCTAATATAACTGGTGGAATCAATACAGTATCTTTAACAGCTAATACTGCATTAATAGGCAAAGACTTTTCAAACTTTACTGTTGCATCAACTGTAACAAACACTACAGCAATTAGTGCTGATTTTTCAAAAGATAACCTTATTCATCTCCATGCTTTTAAAAACGGTACAATTAACTCAGTATCCAGTCCTTTAAAAATTACACCTATCAATTTTTCAGCAGGCAGCACTATTGACATTCTTATTTATAATCCGTTGCCTAGTAATGGTGTTGTATATATGGACTGGGGAGGAGTTAACGCAGCATTTCCTAATTATCAAAATGGTAGCGGAGCGCCTTATATTGTTGCCTTAAGTAGTATTAACACAACACAGACTTATCACTTTAAATATATTTGTATTGATGGTACCCAAGCTAACACTTTTATTATTACATAGTAAATTAATATGCCAAACTTAATTAACAGTTATTCTCTTTCCTCTGTAATTGGAATCGGTACTGATACTCCAAATCAGAATCTTACTGTTGTAGGCGGTATTAGTAGTAGTGATGTTGTTTACGATAAGTCAAATAATAGTAAGCAATGGACAACCGCTTATACATTTTTAACAGGTAATAGTGCTACGTTTGCCCCTTATACGTATGTTAATAATAATTTTCTTCCTCTATCCGGCGGTATATTAACAGGCTTTACAGCGTTTCTATCTAGTGCTCAGGTTTATGGTAATCTAACTGTTAATGGAAACTTAACAGCTACTGGAAACACAACATTTGCTAACACGAGGTTTACAACAACATCTGCTTTAAGTGTTATTAATACTGGAGCTGGGCCTGCCTTGTATGTACAACAAGCTAATGGACCATCTGATATTGCTTCTTTCTATAATAGTGGAGGAGTAGAAGTATTACATGTTGGTAGTATTAATCCTATTACAAATTTCGGTAAGGTTGGTGTCAATGTAAGCTATCCTAATAATGAATTAACTGTCGGCGGTTCAATCTCAGCTACTGGTAATTTTAATACCAATGGTCAGGTAAACGCTTATACGGCAAACTTTACAAATCCTGGAGTCGTGCCGACAAACTTTCAGGCTTTGAATATAGCCGGAGCTGGTACGTTATCTGTTTTCCAGCAATTACAGAATACATATGCCGGTGTTAGTGCTAGTGCTGATTTATCTATCTATAATGATAACGGAAACTATTTGGACTTAGGTATTAATAGTTCACTATATAATGGCAATCTCTATCCTGGTGCATTTAACGTTGTACAGCCGAATGACGCTTATCTGTATAATGCAGGAAGTGCTAACCTAGCTCTCGGTACAGCAGGTAGTGGAGATTTGTTGTTATTTACTGGCGGTGTATTAAGCGGGACGCATGCCGGTGACGGTAATGAGTCAATGCGTATTAAGAGTTCGGGTAATGTTGGTATAGGTACTACAACACCTAATCAGCTATTAACTGTTCAGGGTAATATTAGTTCAAGTAATGTAATTTATGATAGTGTAGGAAATAGTGTTAATTGGAATACTGCGTATAGTATTGGAACAGCATATCAAAGTAATTCCGGTGCATTTCTAACGGCAATACCGCAGTCACTATCAGGTAATTGGCAGTCAACATATACCACGGTTAGCTCAAATAGCGCTAATTGGAGTACAGCTTATTCTTTAGTAAGTGGCGGTATTAGTTCGGGTCCTTATAGTTTTACTTCAGCTACTTCTTCGACAACAACTCTTATTGGCTCTAATACAGCTAATAATACATTCTCAGAAGTCTTAGGAGGTGTTTGTAATTTAGCATCTGGAACATATTCAACAATCGTTAATGGATTCAGTAGTTGTGCTACAGGTTATGCAACATTTGTAGGAGCAGGGTCAGGTATTAGAGCAACTGGTAACTATGCTGTAGCTGTTGGTGGTCAGTGTAATACAGCTTCGGGTTGTTATAGTATTGTTGGTGGAGGTAGTTGTAATAGAACATTAGGTAACTATTCAACAGTCGTAGGAGGTTTTAGTGGATGTGCTACAGGCTATGCAACATTTGTAGGTGCTGGGTCTGGAGTATGTGCTACAGGTAACTATGCTGTAGCTGTTGGTGGTAATAAGAATACAGCATCAGGTAATTCATCAGTCGTTGTTGGAGGTAATTGTAATATAGCTTCAGGTCTTGCTGCAGTTGTACTCGGAGGCAGTAATCCCAATACAGCTTCAGGAAATTATTCTGTAATTCTTGGAGGGTATGGTAACAATTGTGCAATAAGCACAGGTTCAATTGTTTTAGGAGGACAAGCCAATGTAGCAAGCGGGCAAAATTCGATAGTATTAAATGGTGTTTTTAATACATCTTCTGGTACAACATCTACAGCATCAGGGTATCGTAATACAGCATCAGGTAACAGATCATCTATTTTAGGCGGTGTCTGTAACACATCATCAGGATGTTATACAAACATCGTTGGTGGTCTTGGAAACTACAACCCATTAAGAGATTCTATAATTGGTGGAGGTGTTGCAAATCACACTGGTGGTTATGCTCCTTTTAACATTACAGCTGCTGCTTCAATCTCTGGTAATGGTTCTCAGACCTGTTTAATAGGTACAGGTATACAGAACTGTTTTTCTTATCCGTTTACGTCAGGTAACGTTTCTTTATATTATAGTACACCAACTATTCCATTAAGTGCTGGTTTATTTACAACAGCTACAATTGCAGCCACTGGTACAAATTATGTTATTGTTAATGGTGATTATAGCACCTGTACAGGTACTGGTCTCAGTGCTACAAGTATCTATGTCTATGATAGAGCAATTAATAATACAGGTTATGACAACTTTATAGGTGGTGGAAAGCTTAATACAGCTTCTGGGTGTTATGGTGTCCTAGGCGGTGGTAAATTCAATACAGCTTCTGGTGCTTATAGCACTGTTGGTGGCGGTACGAATAATAAGGCAACAGGTGCATGTAGTGTAGTGTCTGGTGGTATTTCAAACTGTGCATCTGCTCCTTGGGGTGCTGTACTTGGAGGTTCAGGAAATGTTGCAGCTGGGGCAGGTTATGCTGTTGTGGGAGGGGGATCAAATAACAATACATGTGGATGCGGAGGGTTTTCAGCTGTTTTGGGAGGTACTGGTAATAGTGCTGGTGGTCAATTTGCTTTTATCGGTGGCGGTTCGTCTAATAATGCATGTGCTCAATATACTGCTATTGCTGGAGGATTGAACAATATTTCTTGTGGTATAGCCAGTGGAATATTAGGTGGTAAATGTAATACTGCCTCTAATATATACTCAACAATCGCTGGCGGTAGATTCAACTACAACCCTCTCTTCAATTCTGATATTCATGGTGGTTCATTTAACCATACTGGTGGATATAGGCCTTGGAGTGTCACGAGTACTGGTTTGTCAGGTAATGGTTCTTGTACATGTATCAATGCAAGTAATGGTGGTTTTTGCGGACAATTTTCATTAGCTGGCACAGCTAATGCTGTCAGCATTATTTGGACTACAGCTACTACAGGCCCATCTTTAAGTGCTGCAAACTACGGAGTAGTCAATGTTGGACCGAGCTCAGGTAGTGCTAACGCTATTATTGTAAGTGGTTGTGATTTCAGTTCATGTACATCTTCGGGATTAAGCGCAACAAACGTTTGGTTGTATGACAGATGTTTAAACAACAGCAACTGCAATACTTTTATCGGTGGTGGAATATTAAACACAGCGTCTGGTAACTATAGTAGTGTAGTAGGTGGTGTCTTAAATCATGCTCAAGGTGTATGTACGTTTGTAGGAGGTGGATTGTGTAATTGTGCTGGTGGTGGTTCATCTGTTGTAGTAGGTGGAGCACAAAACTGTGCTTGTGGTGGCACATATAATTCTATTGTCGGTGGAAATGGAAATTTAATTACATGTGGTGGAGCAACTTACAGCTTTATTGGTGGTGGTTATTGTAACAATATTTGTAGTTCAGGTACATCTAACGGAATGGGTGTTATAGGTGGTGGTAGAAGTAACTGCTTAACGACAGGCTCAGGATATTCTGGTGTATTAGGAGGTTGTGGTAATATTGTAAGTAATATATATTCGTCAGTTGTTGGC